AAAACAGTTCCAGATCCACTTCACAAACTCACCTGTAACAGAGGCCTCGTCAATCATGACCTTTTGGGTTGGTCGTGACTGCCTAGTGCGCACCTCATCGTGCTCAATAGGACATCCCAGATGCGGCTCCGGTATAAGCTGTTCAGAAAACTCGACCATCATCCCGGCCAATGTGGGTGGAAGAGGAGCATCATCTACGCTCTTAAACTTTTCCACTCGGCCTGCGATGCATTGGTCGTCTGATGCCAGACTAGACACAAAGCCATAAGATGGCCCGATTAGTGGTGAACCAAACGGAGCCAATGGTATAGGAGCAGTATAGTCATTCTTATCAAATGCTATCGCTCTATACCCAGCGGAAGGGGGATAAACCACTGGTGGAGAGATTGGGGTCTTATCTCGCACATAATTAGCAATTATTGCGGCATGACCTGGAGCCAATCTTGCAGTAGGCAAGCCCAAAGGACTCGCGGCCGCAATATTACTCGCAACCATAGCCGGGGTTATTGGTACTTTAGCTACCAAAGCCACAGCTTCCACAGCATCATATTGCGCTATGGGCAGCGTCACTGCCGTGGTCGAACCTAATATCGACACACTACGCTGCATTCCCTCTTTGGACATGCAATCCAGCACAGCGAATCCGCCACTGACTGGATTGAGCCGCTCCAATGGCTTGCCATGCAAGATCCAGTGGGTCGGTAACAGACTCCATGTCTCATACGTGCCTATAAGCGACAACATAACTAGACAATGGTGGTCATCCACATACTTACGATCTATGTGGTAGGCAGAAACACGTTTGCTTACGCAACCCGAGTCAGATACAATGAATGTATCCCCTGAATAATCCCATATTGCATGTTCATACACAGCCCCACCGGAAACACGGTATTGCACATTACCGTTTTCCATGAACCTAAAAGAATACTCTCCGGTTCCACACCCTGTGGCCCTCGGTTGAAAGGTTGCCACAAAATAAGTGCCTGGGTGCCGTGCCAACAATTTTGGCATGTCGATGTAATAATCAACATCGACCAACACTGCCGCCTGAGTACTAGCATCAAAGCTAAACTCCTTAGGTGGGACAGCAATGTCCTTCGCCCAGTGGAATGACCGATCCCCTGCGCGGTTCTTACGTATATCTGCCAATGACTGCTGGATAAAGTAAGGTTCATACCCGAGTTGTCGTGCCACTAGAGCCGCGGTCGCCCCACCACAGTTCCTATCGGCTGCTGACGCCCCATGCGTATGATTTTGTGTTGGCCCCGCCTTCACAAGTGGTTTATTGACAAACACCTGGCGCTGCTGGCTAGAACTCAAATCACTCTGGCCAACAGTTTTAGCAATGTGTGCAGTAGCCCATGATGCTCCAATTGGACTGGAACACCTGTCAATCACGGCACTACTAACACGATACACAC